CGCAGCTGCTGCCGTTCCCGCAGTTGGCAATGCCCCGATGCTTGCCGGAGTTAGAGCGATATTCGCCGTGCCATCAAAAGCCACACCATTAATTGTACGTGCTGTCGCCAGTTTGGTCGCAGCTGCTGCCGTTCCCGCAGTTGGCAATGCTCCGATGTTTGCCGGAGTTAGAGCGATATTCGTCGTGCCATCAAAAGCCACACCATTAATTGTACGTGCTGTCGCCAGTTTGGTCGCAGCTGCTGCCGTCCCGCCTGCAGGTAAAGCACCAACATCCGCCGCTGTAGGCTTATTTGCCGCATCGTAATCCAGCACCCATGCAGACCATACCCCCGAATATTGAGTCCGTTTGTAACAACGGGAATTGTTGTAGATACGGTAAATCTGCGTAATACCAGCATGTTTCAATACTTCAAGAGACCCCGCTTGCGCTTCTGGGTAGTTTTTACCTGATGCGGCCTGCACATTTGCCGCCTGGTGGTATAACCCTGGAGAAGTATAGGTATTCAAGTCTACGGCATTGCCAATAGATAAAGAGGTAGCGAACACGCCCTGAGTATTAATATCTATATCCGCAGAACCATCAAACGCCACGCCTGCAATCTTTCTTGCTACAGCCAGTTTAGTTGCGGCCACCGCAGTACCCGCTGCAGGTAGTGCGCCGACATTAGCCGGTGTCAACGCGATATCCGCTGTGCCATCGAATGCCACTCCCGCAATTTTCCTGGCCATTGACAATTTGGTTGCCGCAGTTGCTGTACCATCTGCGGGTAAGGCACCAATGTCCGCTGCAGCGGGCTTATTGTTCGGGCTGTAGACGCGTTGGCCTTTTTCCTGAAGCACAGATGCGTTAGCCGTGTGACCAAACTCAATATTTCCAGTGGCCAGGTCAATTCGGAGTGGTCGTAAGCTGTTAAACCCGCCACCGCTGTCATTTTTATTAGTTAGCAGGATGTAAACGCCACCGCCATCCTGCCGGAGAATCGCGCCATATCCACCGTAAACCATGCGTAACACATCAGCGACTGTCGAAATCAGATTACCCGTCAGTGTGCCGCCTACAGCCGGTAATGCCCCTATATTTTCAGGCGTCAGTGCAATATCCGCAGTACCATCAAACGCGATGCCAGCAATCTTTCTCGCTGCGGACAATTTTGTTGCTGCAACTGCCGTAGCGGTTTTCCCTAAATAACGACCATCACCGGCTGTAATATCGGGAATATCACTGGCTCCTGTACCGACTGCGCGGGTAGCCGCAGATTTTAACCCGACATTGGCCATGAATTTGGCTTTATCTGGAATGTCCGCCCCGTTTTGTTCTTTCTCCAGTTTTTGCGCCAACTTATTCAATATCGTGGTTGAAAAGTTGGGGTCATTCCCTAACGCAGTGGCGAGTTCTTTTAGCGTATCCAGCGCTCCCGGAGAACCATTGATCAACGCGGCAATCGCTGCCATCACGTAGGCTGTCGTGGCGATCTGCGCGTTATTGACGCCTGCGGCCGCAGTCGGTGCCGTTGGTGTTCCGGTCAAGGCGGGGCTGGCTTTAGGGGCGTACTGTGTATGCGGATCAGTTGCTTTGGTATGGGAGAGTAAATCTGCCCCCGTTTTTTCCTGCTGTTCTTTCAGATACGCAGTGCGCTTGGCCAACTGTTCCGCCTGCCGGTTGGAAATGCCTCCGGGGCCACCAATCACGGGATCGGATGTCTCTAGTTGGTAAATGCCGTCAATCCACTCTTTTTGTTCAGGCAGGTTAGCCATTATGCACTCCCGTAATTGTAGTTACCGTCATATGACGCAGTTTCGTTGTAGCGAATAGGCACCCCCAGATATTCAAGGCTGGCCAACAGGCAGCGAGCGGGGGCAATCATTTCCAGTGTGTTACGCAGCATATGTGCCTGGTCATTGGTGATGGGTTGTTGCAGCAGAACGCGGTAAACCGGCCATTTACTGGGGTCGCCGTAAACCATGTGGCCGTTATAACTGCGGATACCGTTGTAACTGAGGCGTCCGATATGTTCGATTAACTCAACATCGCCAAATCCGAGACTACGGATAACATCACGCACGGCCCATTCCGTTCCTTTGAAGCGATGCCGCTCTATCGCTGACTTAATCATGGCGCGGCGGGCATCTTCAGATTCGGCCAGTTGCCAGCCGTCTTCCTTCAGTGAGAATTGCTCAGCCAGTGCATCCAGTGCGCTGCTGTCGACGATATCGACAAGATAGACAATGACGGCTTCAACCTGCAGGGCGTTAAATCTGTCCAGTAGTGATGCCAACACGCTAAATCGCAGATCAGACGCCAACGGGGGCGGAAGCAGGTCTTTACTCATCAGCCGCGCCTGCAATGGTTATTGCAATGTCGGTACAGATAGCGAGTTGCCAGTCATCAAGCACCGTTAACGCGGGAGACAACAGCTCCACACTGTAAACGCCGTCGAGCAACAAGGCCGCGTTAATCTGACTAGGGACGATATCCTGCCCCAGCGTTGCCCGACGCTGTTCTGTCCAGGCTAACGCCGCCTGTTGTGCGGCCTGTTTAACTGGCAATGCCTGCACATCGCGTTTGAGCGTCAATCTTGCATGCAGTGAGTATTCAATCGGAACCGGGGATTTTGCCGCGACAGTGTCCGTGAGTGGCCGGACTTTTTCATCAGAACAAACGCTGATCACTTGCGCCAGCACACTGTCATCAGGCAGGCCTGTGGACAGCAGCGGATATAAATGAACAGTGCCAGGCTCGGCCCTGACAACCGCCACATCGACAATATCGGGATGTGCGCTCAATGCGTGATAGCGGTACGCCAGCTTTGAGCCAGCGGTACTGAAGGACTCTGGGGCTAACTGGATACGTTCGCGCAAGCGGTCATCCGTTTCTTCATCAGAGCCACCGGCGCTCGCGGTAAGATTCCTCACTGTGAAATCGATATCGTCAATTTCATCCAGCAACGTGCTGATTTGCGCCGGTTGCCAGTTGTTGCCAACTAATCCCGCCTGCGTACAAGTTGCTGCTACGGTTATGCTCAGTGCGCCAGCCTTCATTATCACATCGCTATCCGTAGCAAATACGACGCTGTCGGATGCGCTAACGCGAGTTCCGGCTGGAATCAACGTATCGGTTAACAATGCGCTGTCGACGCTAAATTGCAGTGTCGTCTGCCCAGCTAATGCCGCTAGACGGTACGTTCCCACCAGTTCGCCGAGGTAATCCAGCATCGGGGCGCGGGCATAACGCACCAGATTCTGTTTGGCCGCATCCTGAATCGTGCTGCGTACCAGCATTTCACGGTAGGCCATCAAATCAATCAGCAGGCGTTCAGCCTGGGCGGGATACAGTGTCTTACCGCTGTCTGCCTCATATTTTGCAATCAGCTCAGCGGTAATTTTTGCTGCGTCGCGTTCAATGAAGACGGGTTCAGTCGTTACCGCCATAGCACCTCCGTAGCCTGTAGCACGCCGCTTGTTGTTTCCCAACTCAGGCGCAGTGTCATATGCGTACCATCAATCAACGGCTTCACGCCCAGCAGCTTACAGCGCGGCTCCCAGCGTTTGATCGCTTCTACCGTCTCCCGCACGACGTGCGGAATGGCCCGGTCAATCGGGTAGTCGATGTAGCGATGCAAGTTGCTGCCAAATTCGGGACGGTGTGGATCGCTGCCGCAGGGTGTGCGCAGAATGATGTGAATGGCCTGAGTGATATCGGCAACCCCATCGACGAGTTCGCCATGGTGTTGCAAGGCCGGTTGCCAGTAAACAGAATTAGTATTCATGGGGGCAGTATCGCCCCCAGTAGAATGGTTGGTTATTAACGTGATTTAGAAAGGCTGAACGCTAGTGAGAATGGTGATTTGAATTACCACCGGCATCCATCACTGTGCCGGTGGCATCAATATCACCCTGAACGCTGACATTTCCCTGGATGGTTGCCGCCGCACCACTTCCGCCAGAACCCGCCATACCACCCTGATAGGTCAGTTTGCCTTTAACCAATAGATCGCCCGTGACTTCCGTCTCTAGCGCATCAATGGTGGCCCGTTGTGTTTTCACCGTGACATTCGTACCGCAGACGATCACGATATGCTCAATGCCGCCGTTGATGGTTAACGTATGGGTTTGACGGTTGTAGTAAAATGCGGCGCTGTCGGAATAGGTAACACCGCGTGCGTCCGGGTTGTTGACGGGTGGTTTATCGACACTGGAATAGACCGCGCCCAGGATAACGCCATCCTCGCCATTTTCATCCAGTAGCACGACAACCTGCTCGCCGACGTCGGGCAACCAGTAGTCTTTATTGTTCTGGGTATTGTGTTGCAGGACATCAAGCCAGTTGGTACGCATGTTATCGCACTCCGGCAGACGAACGCGGGCGCGGACGTTTTGCGGGTCAACTGCACTGACTGTACCCACTTGTCGGGATACGCTCATTTTTTCTTTTCCGTCGTGGTCGTTGAGGTCGTGCCATCCGCTTTGTAAACCGTCAGCGTCTGCGTTTTCTTCTTTTTCTTGCCATTGGTCACCGCGCCACGCGCCACCTCCAGTTCGGTCACATAACCGCTGCTGCGATCAAATGAATGCCGGGCGCTGGTGATAAGCCATTGCCCGGATAGCTGGCCAAATTTCACCAGTTCTATTTTGTTGCCGGCAGTGAGCTGCGGTGTTCCCATCAGCGTCAGTGAACCGGTTTGCTGATATTCGTTATGTGAATCCAGTGCGGCATCGGCTTTGAGCTGTGCACTGTCTTTGTCCGATGAACGGCTGGTGACCTTGAGTGTGTCCGCACTAGTGGTTTTTCCGCTTTCTTTTCCTGTAGCTGTCGTCGCACTCCCATCGGAATGATACGTCACCAGTTTCTTATCGCTGGCTTTCTGGTGCTTCAGTTTTGCCGATTTATAGACCTGGTTGATGGTGTCACGCAGAGAATAACGGGCGACGTCGTTGGGTGATAACTGCTTAACGGGATCAAGCTGTCGCAAGGTGGCCAGATGGGAAAATATCAACTGGTCGCTGACGACTTTAACGGCATAGCCATACTCGCTGGCCAGTCGCTTCAGGAAGCCGACATCGGTTTCCGCATACTGCGTGACGCGATCGACTTTTATTGACTCAATACCGCCGACCAGTTTCAGGCTGTGCTTTTTGGCAATGCGACCTGCGATAGCAGCCAGTGTGGTGTTCTCAAACCCCCTACTGGATTTGGTGCGTAGCGCAGTGTTGACCGACGTAGCCACACCACGGATAGACACCGTTGACGGCGGCGCACTGACTTCAATCTCATCAATAGAAAATGTCCCACAAGGCAGCAGTTTCTCACCGCTGTAACCGAGCTTGAGCGTCAACGTATCGCCTTTCCCCGGATACCACTTATCCAGCCAGCGACCGTCAGTGTCATCCAGTGCGACCTCGATGGTGTCCGACTCAGACTTGATATTGTCGCTATAGCTGACGCGGGTAACATAAGGCGCGATATCGCTGGTGATATCTTTCTTCAGATACCAGAGGGTAAATACCGGTTGCAGGACGTCTGAGGTGCCAGGCAACGGTGCAGTTCGTTGAATTAACGTAGCCACGGTGCAACCTCCTCGGCGTTTTCTACTTCATCTTGTTCAATCATTGGGATCAAGAGAACGGTACCAGACGGTAATGATGGCGTAACAGCCACATGCGGGTTCGCCATGATGATCCGGTCATAACCCAGCGGATCGCCATAGTAATGTTGTGACAGCAAATCCCACCGGTCACCCATTTTTGTCACATGCTCGATGTACCTCATGCTTTCCTCGTCACAATGGTCGATGTCATTTTACTGAGTGCCGGAGAATTGTTTTTCAGCAGCACGCCAGCGGCATCGAACTGTCCGGAGACTGTATTCAATGCGGCGGCCAGATTGCGGCCGTCAACGCCTGTCAGCGATTGTCGCGCCGATGCCACAAACGTTGCGGCCTGACTAGTATCACGGGCTAACCGCACCGCATCAGGAAAGGTCTCTTTGACGGCATTCAGCGCAGGAATAGATGACATTAGTGGCGCAGTCACGCCGCCTATCTGTGACATCAGACCGGGAATGCGGGTTAGTGCAACAGTCGGATTGGTCGCCATCTTCTGCACCGCACGTACCGTACTGGCTGCGGTGGTAAGGGCAGACTGCGCTTTTTTCGCATAGCTCACGGCATCGCGTACCGATTGCGCCATGCCACTGGGTTTGGTGACGGCACTTGTGACAACGCCCGTACCAGGAATGGCGCTATTAATCGCGGGCGGTTTTTGAGGGCTTTTCGGGTCGCCGATGTACTCGCGCAACGTCACTTCTGCCGTCATGGCCATCACGTTCCCGGACGAATCGGTCTGCTGGCTGCTAGCCGTCACGGCAGTAATCACAAACCAGCCGCGATAATCGCCATTACCGAATACCAGCGCCAGTGCCTGATGCGCACGCATCGCGCGGCGTAAACGCGACAGCTCGTTATCTGGGGTGCAATACAGGCTGTGGAATACCAGGCTAATGCGGAACTCATCGAGCTGTTCGCCGACGAACTGCAATCCCGGCTTTCCCTCGATACGGCTATGCTCGGCATAATCGACGCCGAACGTCGATTCAAAACCGTCCCAGTAGGTAATCAGCTCGAACTCAATATCACCCAATACGGCAAACATCAGGCATACCCCCGTCGTTGTTGTTGCGCCACAATGCGCTCCATCATCTTCTCCAGTTCGTGCAGGGACAGATTCAGGGCGCGGGTGATTTCCGGCGTTGCCGGTGTTTTCTGACCATTAAGGTAGATATTGGGGGAAAACGTCACGCGCAAACCGCTGTCCCGCTCTCCGCTGCCAGCTTGGTCTTGCTGCCGGGAGGTCGGCATTTTAGGTATGGCAGGAGGCAGTGGCACGTCCGGTGGTGTCTTTGTCAATGACCCATCGGGTATTACCTTTGGTTGCGGTATCGGCTCACGGGTGAGATACGGCATGACAGGAACGCGCAGAGGTGACCCTGGGACGGTAATCGCAGGCAAGGATTGCGCCAGCGATAGGGTTGGCGTGGTGACAGCAGGCATATCCATCGGCGGCACTGCGGGAGTTAATGCCTCAGCAAGGTTCTGCCCCGCTTTTGCTGCCAGCGGTGTGGTGCGGCTAATCCCCATCGCGGCCCCCTGCGATATATTATCGCCGAATGACGCAAATACCCGACTGGGGGAATGAATACCTAATTTCTCGGCAAACCAGCCCTTGATATTATCGCCTAATTCACCGACAACCTTTTTTGCGCCTTCCCAGGCATTTCTAATACCGTTCACCAGACCACTGATAATATTCGCGCCAAAGTCGGTAAACTTGCTTGGCATATCGATGCCGAAATATTTCATCACTTCGGCAAATACGGTGTAAAAAATACCGATGGGTGACCAGTTCAGAATCAATTTTGTCACGCCGCCGATGCCACCGCTAAATGCGGTTTTAATATCATTCCAACGAGCACGAAACCAATTACTGATAGGCTCCCAATAGCGATAAACCAAATAGGCTGCGATAGCGATCCCTGTCACCAATAGCCCAATAGGGTTCATCAATAACGCGCGACCCATAATCATCACGGCACGGCCCACTAACGTAATGCCGCGTAGTAACGCCCCGCCCAGCACACGGCCTAATACCAGTGACATCCGCCCCAGCCAACCCGCACCACTGGCCAGTAATCTGATGCCACTGAGTATTCCGCCACCAAAGAGTCGCCCGACGGTCATTACGCCATTCCCGATCCACAGTAGCCCACGACCGGCTAACTGGATGCCGCGCCACAGCCCGCCTCCCAGCGAACGGGAAAGATTGAGCGTGCCTCTGGATAAATTAGCCAATACGCCAAGCCACTGGCGAGCACGACCACCGGCACCGAATGCGGTTTGGAGTAACAGCCATTTGGAACGCAGCAGTACCGCGCCTTTCCAGAGGTCAACAACAGGGGACAGCAGCAGATTTAAGCTCAGTTTGGTACCGATAGCCGCTGCTTTAAAGGCCAGCAACCCAGTTGCGGCCATCACCACGCCTTTCACAATTTCAGGGTTGGCGGCGATCCATTTCCCAGCCTGATCGATAAGCGGGATGATGGTTTCGCCCAGTGAGATTAGCGCTGGTTTTAATGACTCGCCAATGCCGATAGCCGCTTCATTCATGCGTATTTGGGTTTGTCGCCAGCGTGCCTCTAACGTATCGTTCTGCTTGGCTGCGTCTATATCTAGCGTTTGTTGGGATTCAGGACTATTCATTTCCGTTTTGTTGGACTGATATTTCCCCCAGTCCTGACGCATTGAAATCAAATGCTGGGCAGTCTGAATATCAGTAAAAATCTCTGCCATCCCGAATGACTCAAATAACTTTTGCTGCGTATCTTTATCACCAACTGCCCCTGCTTTCTGCCATTGTTCGACAAATGCCTTACCTTTGCCATCAATAAAGCGGTTGGCAATCATGAGTGAGGCTTCATATTGCGAGAACCCCTTTGCGACGTAATCCTGCATCGAGGCTTTATAGTTAATTCCGGCTTTCTCATATTTCTGAATGGTATCGCTACGGTTCATTGCGGCCAGCCAGTTGGTCATATTAGTGACCGCCTCTTCAGCAGAACCTGAGCCTTTGGCTACCTCTAAACTGGCTACAATCTGAGTAATCGCATCTTTACCAACAATCCCTTTGGCCGCAAAAGATTTTGCCAAGCCAGGTAGCGCTTTTGCCATATCCTTCAACTCAAACGAACCCAGCTTTGCTCCCGTTGCCGCAATTGAAAATGCTTCCTCCATTTCTTTGGGGTCAGTGATTTGCAGCGCAGAGCTGAAGGCATACGTCATTTTTGCCAGTTCAGTCATATCGCCCTTCGTCGCGGTAGCGGTTTTACCCAACATTCCGGCAAATTTTGCCGCTTCCACGGGGTTCATCCCATCCGCAACCAATTGCCCGACGCCGCCCAGTAATGCTTCCTGTGTCTGGTTGACCTTTAATGCTGCTTGTCGAATTGCTGCCCCGATAGCCTGTTCCTGCGTTTTATCCAGATCACCCGTCACTGCAATATCCCGTAGCCCCGACTCAAAGCTGGCGTATTGCTTTACCGAACTCACAATCGGTGACGCTACCGTTCTGGCCACGGCATAGGTCTCGGCACCTTTGGCATAGAGTGCCATCCGGTTTGCCCGTGCCGCATCGCTGGTTGCCGCCGCTGCTGCGAGTCGATTTTGCTGGCGCTGTAGCTGCTCCATGGTTCGCCCGATACGCTGCAGGTCGCTGTTCAGCCGCTGACTGGCGCGTGAACCGAGCTGACCATAACGTTCTGTGGCCCGCGTAAGCGCATTTTGGCGCTCCTGCAGACGGCGCGTGGTTTCGCCAATTGAATCCAGCGTGCGGCGGGTTCCCGTTACGGCGCTGCGGAACGCACCAGATATGGCTCCGCCAATAATCACGCCTATGGAAAATTCTGTGGCCACGATTTATGATTCCTTTTAACGATGCGAAACAGGGATACGGATATGGAAAACGCACTGACGGTATGTAAAGGACTGCTGATAACGGTATTCGGCGGGATATATATTTATCTGCTGGCAAAACTGGCTATCTATACCGTTAACAGCAGCAGTGAGCCGTTTGTCTGGGTGCTGATGATTGGCGGCGGTGCGGTATTATTATCGCTGGCAATGGCAGTTGCCGCGTTTCTCCTGCAACCCGCCGTCTATTTACTGGCTGCGATATTTGCGGGCGTTGGTGCCCTGATTAGTCGCTATCGCCGTTCTCACGTTTAATCTGTTCGCTGGCTGTTTCCAGCCAGCTCTCAAACTCATCCAGATCCAGTTCATTCAACTCACTTGGCTGAAACCGAAACCACCTCGCCAGCAGCGCCTGCGCCTGAATCAGTGTTTTCGGATGATGCAACCACCCCTGTAAGGTGCTGAAATCGTTTTTGTAACGCCAGATAGTCAGCTAAATCCATCCCATCCAAATCTTCAGGCGGCAGACCGCTGGAACGCGCAATCAGCAGGTCATCCCAGTCTTCGGCTTTATCACTGATTTTTTGTACCGCTTTGAGGTCTTTGACCTGCAGACGCCGCAGGGACAGGGATTCCAGTTTGACGCCTGCGGCAGTGGAGTAAGGGATCGATAACGTAAAGGTTTCAGACATGGTGATGCTCCTGATGACATTAATGTGAATTAGCGTTCAGGGGCAGTATGGTGCGGGGCGAGAAAAACCAATATTAATGGCAGTTAACGAAAAAAGGAGGGAAACCTATCCCTCCTTATATATAGAAATACAGCAGTTGCTTAGTTCAGTTGCAGCACGCCATGCTGCTCAGACTCGGAATAGGCAATCAGCCCGCAATACTCCGGCACGAGAGTGCCATCATTGGCGTCAAAGGCGGGAATGGTGGCATGGGTGATGGTATACGCTGGTTGGCCTTCCGATTCTGCAAACTCAGCCAGCGCCTTGATCTGCTCTGCGCGTAATACGATTTTCTCACTCATGGTATTTTAGCCCCCGATATTCATACGATAGTCCGTCAGCTGGTCGATGCCACCGACGCGGAAGATATTGGCCAGATAATCCAGCTCCAGCAGCTCTTCGCCGTCCAGTACCTGCTTCAGATAAGAACAGGTGAAGCCACTGGAGAACTCGGCGTTCTCATGCTGCTTGAACGTACCCAATGGGTTCTTCTTGAACATGATGGTCATGTAGGTCACCAGCGGGATTTCATCAATGCGTCCCTGAGAACTGTAACGTTCAACGCTGGAGCGGCACTGTAATGCCAGCGTCTTGTACGGGTTTGCTGCACCGAGCATCGCGTCCCGGTAGAACGAGTTCCACTTGATCTCGCCCTCCAGTTTGTCGAACCCGGCAGGCAGTTCAACTTTACCCACCATTCCCAGCGCCTTATGCTCCTGCATCACCATGCTGACATCTGGCAGTTTCACCTCTTCAGCACGCCCCAGCAGGTTCACCCCATCCAGATAGATGTTGGCATTGGTGATGCGGTTCACTTCAATTTTCCCGGCCATCAGCTATTGCCCTCCAACGTGACCAGATATTCGGAGGTGATCTCCGTCTCGAACGTCAACCGCTCTAACGGCGGTGGCGGCGTGTATTTGTAGCTCAGCAACAGATGGCCCGCTGCCAGCTCCGTTTCTTCATTACGTGCCGGGTCATACCAGCATTTGAAGCCCAGCAACGCACCGTCACCAATCAGCTTACGGCCATAGCCGTTAACCGACTCGGTCAGCGCGTCGATCAGCGCCTGGGTGATCGGCATATCGATATATTGCTGGCTGAAGTAGCGGATAGACTCGTTGATCACATCACCGGTGCGGCGCACGTTCTCAAAGTTGCGCATATGGGTCACGGTTGGCCACGCCGCACAGCGATTGCCCCACAGGCGCAGCCCGGAGCCATAGCTGTTGAACACGGTGGTGATCCCTTGTTCGTTCAGCAGGTTCACTTCACTGTTCGGGTCGTCGATCATCGCTGATAACTGACGCTCCACGCCAGTGATGCCCAGCAGCTCTTGATTGGAAGACGACCACCAGAAGCCGCGCTCCAGGTCGACTTTGGCACGCAACCCCGCCGCACGCTGTGACAGCGGCTCCAGCCGTTCGCTGTTGGTTTGTGCGTCATAGACTTTGACGTGCGGATAGCAAAGCCGCGCACGGTCGGAGCTGGTATTGAAGTTGATGCTGCCCGTTGGCCCACGGCCCGCCAGTACCTGCGCAAACGTAGTGCCAATCGGTGCATCGATATAGGTGATGGCATCCAGTTTGTCAGCCAATGCAATCAGCTCCACGCCGACGCTGTTCTGAGTACAGAACACCGGCGCAATGAGAATTTTGGCAAAGAAGCCGAACTGGTTATAGGTATCGTGCAGCAGCTTCATGCCAGTACGGTTCCCCGCTGCATTGACCGCCCCGATAATCTCCGCAGCTGTCACTTTAGTCGGGTCAGCGTAATCGTAGCTGGCCAGCACTGCATCATCTGTCGGGATGTTGCTGTTCAACCGAGTAATCACACCGGTTTGCGCATCGAGTTGATAGTCGGTGCCGTTAATATACGGCGTGGTTTCAAGCGACTGACGCAACACCAAATTAGCGATGGCACGGTGTGACAGTTGGGCTTTTCCTGTCGCGGCTACCACCGTCACACTGACATTATCGACGTGGGTTTTATGCACGTCCGGGTCAAGCACGTTGATGACCAGCACCGTTCCCGCGCCGTGGTCATAGATAGCATCCAGCGCCTGTGGAATGGTGAAACCGCTGTACTGGCTGCCGAACTGCGCCGCATCTTTCTCCGACAGGCACAGCGTGACGGTATTGACCGGCCCCGTGGGGGCGGTGCCGATGAGGCCGATAACAGCAGATTTAACGGTTTTTACCGGACGTGCGCCGTTTTCCACTTCCGTGGTTTCAACGCCGTGTAAATAGTTAGCTGCCACTGTTCACCTCCGTTTTCTCTTCACCTGCATTTTTACGGCGGGCAGCGGATACGGCGATGACATCCGGCTCGGCGTGTAAATGCTTCAGCGCAACCAGCGTTTTGACGTAGTCGTGCGCCTCTGGCAGGTCAACGACGCTGTCTGGCCACAACAGCACCTCGGTGCCGTCAGCCAGCGTGACGCCGCTGGATGGGCCGGTATAACGGTATTTCATGATTCGCTTTCCTCATAGTTGACCAGGGACAGTAACGGCCCATCGGGTAAGTCGGTGTCTTCCAACTGGACAGATTCGGTGGAGAAATCCAGCGCGTACTGCCACAGCCCACCGACATTACCTAGGAACACGTCACGCACCAGCCAGATTTTTCGGCGGCAGTTCGGCGGTTTGTAACCGCACAGCACCCGACGCACGACATCGAGCACCGCTACCGCGCCCTGACGGCCGTTCAACTGACGGAACACCACGGTGGTGTTCAGGGTGATCGTGTGGGACTGCATCACCGCGCCGATATCTTCCGGCTTGCCAAAGCGGGAACCGGCGTAACTCACCAGTACCGCGCCAACGGGATGATTAAGGCGAAAGTCAGCAGGCTTCTCCGGGAAATACTCAATCTGTAGCTGAGGCAGTTTTTCCTTCAGGCGAGCGACAACCGCTTCGATAACCGGATTAACATCCATCAGTATTTCTCCAGCATGCCATTGTTGCCGCCAAAGGTGGCGCGGCGCGCCCGTACCCGAAACTCACCAGACTCCGGCACATCCTGGCTGGTTGACGGCAGGCCCAGCGTCAGCTTCGCATCACGAATATCCACCAGTTGACGCGTGGCCACTTTGTTGTCGTCTTTTACCGTATCCGGCATCGTCCCTTCCGGGCGACGGGCATATAAGCGGTAGCGTGTCAGCGTGACCGCAATGTCGCGTAGCACGGTGGGGATTTCAGTCAGCGGCAAGGTGTAACGCCCGCGCAGATGGGCGTCGATCAGCTCATCGGCATAGCGAATGCAACTGTCCACTACCGAGGTGTTAACCGGAGGTGGCGCATCAAATCCCACCGTTTCATTGGTCAACTGGATCAGCGTGGACTCCGGCACCTGTTCGAGTAAATCCGCCAACGTGCAGTACATGGTTACACCCCGCGCAGGATTCGGATGACGTCACCTTCGGCGAGGGCTGCATCCAGTGCGATGCCATTCGATACGCCCGCGTCCGTCAGCAGAACGGCGCGGGCGGACTCGTCAGACTGGACAGATTTACCGCGCTCGATAGCGGCCCCGGCTTCGACGGCAACGATACCCAGCACATTGACCGGCACGGCGTCACCCGTGGCTCCATCTACCTCGGCAACGCCCAATGCGGCAGCACCCGCCTGACACGGGGCGTTATCCGCGCCGACAAAACGCTGCTGTGCCAGGGCAGCAGTGGCCAGAACCGTGGTGGTCAGAATGACCTGTTGAGTGGCTCCCATAATGCCCCCGTTATTTCAGGATATTGGTGATGAGATACCCGGCATCGCCGCCAACTACCGCGACTTTGTAGATATCAGTGAAACGTGCATAGGAAACTTTGCCGCCCACGCCCGGATATTTGTCAGAAACAGGCATCCCTTTGCGGCGGAAGGTGTAACCAAACGACGGCTCGTTTTCGTCCGCACTTTCCGTACCAGGCTGCGGCGGTGAAACGTAGTGCAGCATCAGGTTGTCAGCCCAGACATCGATAGGGGCTTTCTTACTGTCCGGGCTAGACACCGGTTCACCGATCACCACTTTCTGGATCTGGAAAATATCCTGCAGGATTTCCGCTGTGATCCGTTTACGCTCGTTATCCCCAATTTGTGCCTGAATCGCTGGGTGATAGCGCAATGCTGACATGACGCTGGCGCCCATCGTCATCAGATTCGGGCGTAAGCCCGTTGCGTTACGAACAGCTTCGATACCCGCTTCAATCGCGGTGACCGGTTCACCCTTGCCATTTGCCCAGCGCTCCGCAGCAGCCAGTGCTTTTTTAGACGCTGCCAGATAAACCTTCGGGTCTTGCGCCAGTCGGGCGGCATACAGTTCGCGCTTCAGGTTGACACCGTTAGTCGCACGACGAATGGCTTTTGCCTCTTCGTTGAACAGCGATTCAGCCTGTTCGCGGTAGTCCACTGGCGCAGCCAGGTCGTGCTCGTTGAGCACCAAATCCATCGAACTGGATTTTTCCCGCAGCAGAACGTTACTTTCTGCGCCGACTGCACGTTCGGTGTCGTATTCAACGAATGCGCCTTTACCGAACAGCGGCACTACAATGCCTTCCTTTTCCACCTGAACGATGGGGAAGATATTTTCACCGATAAACGCGGCGTTCCTGTAACCCCGTGCCACACTGGTCAGCACTGGGTCAACGACGCGTTTACCTCTTAAATAATCAGACATGATGTTTCCTTTTCTTACGGTTACGGATTGCTGCGGTTACAGGCAGCGTGCGACGGCAGCGTCGTAGCTAATGCCTTCTTTCTTCGCCAGCGCCGTGGCTTTTTGGTGCAGTGCCAGGCGCTCAGGATCGGCTTCAGCAAATTCCGCTGATGTCGTGGTGAGATCGACGTTGACGCGATCTTTGGTGGCGTGCTCACTGAAATCCAGTACAGGTGTCGCACCGCCTAACAGCTCCTTAAACGCGCTGGCCAACGGCTTTTTCACCTCACCTTCGGCGAATTCAACCGGTTGTTCGCCTTTGGAGACTTCATCCAGCAGCGCGATGACAACGGCCTTTGCCGCAGGAACCAGACGGCCTTCCGTCACCAGTTTTTCAGCAAAGGCGACGTTGCCGGTATGCACCGTTTCCTGTCGCTGCTTCACATCAGCAGCCAGTCGGGTGGCTGCATCTGCCTTCAGGCGAGCGTTCTCGGCCTGCAGGGCCTCAATTTCTTCTTTGGTCACAGTGGTGTCCTCATGGGTAGATGTGGGATTAGCGGGGTTGGGTTCCTGAAATGCTGGGTCGGCTTGTACGGTTTTGTCCTCCCGCATCGCTTCATCACGCAGCGTGTCGAGTTGCCACGACGGCAGGACGCTATCGGCGTCTTCCATGCCGAATTTGCTGATGATGAACTCACGCAGGCGACTGAACAGGCTGGCGCTGGTCATCATTCCCCAGTCGGCGAACTCGACCACGCCATCTTCCTGTTCATTGAAGGCTACCTGCCTCAATCCTTTAATCGACGGCGGCTGTGCGCCGAGGAACCCGACATGGCGCAGATAGAGCGTGCCGGGCTTCGGGTTATTGGGCGAATCAGGCAGGTAGAACGAGGCGGAGACTTTCTTGTAACGGCCTGCATCCACCAGTTCGGCGAACTGCGGATCGACCTGCTTAGGTTCAGCCAGCAGATCGCCGCCGCTGGTTGACAATGAAGCCACCCAGCCATAGGCCGGGGCATCTGCTTTCGGGTGGCCGATCACCATCGGGGCCTCATGCACCGACGGATCATAAGCAGCCGCACACGCGGCCAAATCAGCAGGCGTGAACGGCAATTTCGTGCCGTGCATATCGGTATGGGTGCCGGATTTAAAAATGTGGAGTGGCATAGCGCTGTCCCGGTTTGGAAAACTCAGGACAGTGTCAACGGAACCGTTAAACCTGGCTGTTAACCCCCATTAAGAAAAACGGGGAGCAAAGCCGGTTTGGTATGGTGGGAATAGTGCGGCTGTAAAGCCTTTATAAAGGAATTTAAGCCATTTTTCAGGATAGGCGGCACATTGGCTTAACCGTACCGCCTGAAATCAACGCTGCGCCGCAGATTCAAGATGCCGCTGGATAGTGTCCAGCACCGAATTGACTGCATCGGTTTGCAGATTGCCGTCTTCATCCATTGGCAGATACGGACGGGCGGGCAGATCTACGGATTCATTGCGCCCGGTCTTGCCGCCAAACTGGTGGATAGCACCATAAACAGTATTGGTGCCGATCATCGCCGTGCTGGAATCATATTCGGTTGATACCGATCCCTGCAGCCGTCCGGTTTTGCGCAGTGTCTGGCCGCTGCGGTCTTCCGCTGCCTGAGACACAATCCATTCAGGTCGTCCGCTCTCATCAAAATTGATATCGGTTTCCGCGTGCAGCGTGCCGGCAATCTTGCGCATCGCCGGGGTCATATCCGCGGCTGCGCTCTCCAGCGCACGCAGTCCACGCCGCAGATCGCTGTCGTTAATCGTGATGCTGACAGTACTCATGACGATAACTCCTGTTTTGCCAGGGACGTGAGGCCGCCCTGATAACGGGCCAAATCCGGGCGATACGCCGCGCCCGGCGCATACGACCATCCTAGGTCGGTACTGATTTTGGTGCTGCCGGTGTTGAAGGTGGCCACGTGCTGCATCTCGCCGGTTTTCTCCGAGACCAGCTTCAGCTCCCAGCCCATCGCATTAATGGCGTTGGCCACCTTCAGCCCGCGCCGTTCGATATCGTGCTGACTCAGAGCGATCACACTACAGCGGCAGCGCCAGCCATTGGGTGGATAGAAGGCTTGCCAAAACGGATCATCAAAGCGGAACACCAACCCGTGCATTAACAGATGACTTTGGCGTGTATGGCTGTCACGGATCGCGCTATACATCCAGTAAGGCCGGTCATCCACATTTTCCATCTGCTCTGCCCAACGTCCAGCGCTGTACAGCACCGACATATTGGTGCGGAAAATCGTATCCAGTCGCCACGGACTCCCTTGCTGAACAGTGACCGGCTCGCCCGTCACCGGGTCGGTGGTATCACGCGGCCCCCACCAGCCTTTCTTCTGCAGCACCGGTTCCAGTTCTTTACGAAACCAGCGGTCAGTCTTGCCGCCATCGAGCGTTTCCTGCAGGGCGCGGCGGATATCTTCCAGAATATCCAGCCGGGTCACTTTAGCCACGGTAAAAGCGCGGGCATGAGATTCCTGCCAAACCTCTTCCCAGTCCCAGCTTATCGCATAGCCCTTTGCCTGCAGGTAACTGATGGCCCGTTTAGGTGGCAACGTCATGCAGTAGGCTAATTCAGTCGCGGTTACGCTCATGCAAACGCCCCCAGATATTGGCTACAAACAGAATACGCGCCAGCCGCTCCTGCAGGTCGTCGGCCTTCATCTGCGGATACAGCTCTGCCAGTTCGCCCATCAAATCTCCGGGACGAACCCCGGACTGGACGCGTTCAAACAACGGAGCCAGCAGCGGCTCCAGTGTATCGTCGAGCTGGCCACCGTTCATCACAACATCCAGCGCGGCATCGAGCGCGTCTTGTGCGTTGATGTCAGTATTGACGGCTTCCGCGAACGCCAGCGATTGACCAGCGCGCATCTCTTTGGGCGTTTCGTCAATATCGCCGTCTTGCAGTTGGTACTCACGCTTCCAGTATTGCGGGGTGAAAACCACACCAGCGCTGCTGAGCCGTTCGTCACGTTCAGCCTGCACCTTATCGACGGATTCCTGCTCCCACAGCTTATACACCGGCGCAACAACGTGACTGCCGAAATTAAGGTCAACGACCCAGCGGATGAGTTGATTGATAGCCCCTTCCACAATGTCAGCATCACCATCACGGATATCGTCGGTGACTTCCAGTCCAGCCTGCGCCGAGGCTTTGTTCGCTGTTGCTTCAGTGGTCTGGTTTTGCCCCAGCAACGCGATAGCAATTTCGCCCCGCGATACGGCGATCAGATTCTGGTAAATCTCGCTGCTGTCTGCTTTGCCTGCCGCTTCTTTGATATCGACAGACGAGTCATCAGGGATTGCGGCAACGGCGTCCTCGATCATCGATTCCAGTGAATCCAGCAGGTTGTCGATTTCCCCCTGCGGCGTACCGCGAGGATGTTTGCCAATGACCCACGGTGAACCGTATTTTTCGGCAAACCGCACCCAGAACTTCATGCCGCCTTTTTTGAAGGTGACAGGCCAGAAGCACATCGACAGATCGGGAAAGCCATATGGGTTGTCGTAGGTTGCATCCTGACGCGGTACAAGGAATTTGTAGTCTGGTATGACTTCCCCCTCAAACCCGCTGTCACGGGAACGGAAACGCAGCCGGTTGTCGGTGTCGAACTGGAACCAGTCGGCAGGCTTACCGACGATGTCGCTAACATGCCAGCTTGTCCCGGAGCGTTGCCACATCACTTCACAGGGCTGGTAGCCGTACAGCACCGCATCGGTCATTTCCCCGATAATGCGCGACATATCCATGTCCGTCAGCATGTCACGGATAAAGCTGAATACCTGTTCAGAGGCGTTCCCTCTGTCCACGCCGCGCTCCAGCGCTTTCACTGCGGCCTTGCGGCGACGAATACAACCGCCGACTAACGGGTCAGTGCGCAACTCACGATAAATACGGATGTCTTTTCCCTGTGCTTTCAGAATCGGGTCGGGGTTCGGCAGATACATGCCCAATCCGTAGAAATCCATGCTGCGGTCACGTGAGGCGATCTGCTCGCTGAGTGATTTCTTAGGCTCGGAAAAGGAAACAAATTCGGTGGGGGAAACCCAGAGTCCGCGTGCCATTAGTAGTTCTCCAGTAACCGTGCAGACGTTCTGCGTCTGCGGGAGGATGCCGTCACCGGCCCTTTATTGATTTCCCGGCTGGCGTAGTAGGCCAGCGCCAGTGCAATGGCCGCGTCACCGTGGCGTTTACCGCCATCTGATTTGGCTTTTGAACGCTGCTCCGGCACGCGGGGAACGCCATTCACCACCTGAACAGCCCGCAGATCATCCAGCGTATCCTCGTCTTTTGGCAGATCGACCAAATTGCCATCTTCCAGCGCGGCTTTGACGGGAGGCATATTGTCCCGATACCAGCCTTCCGTGGGCATGACCTGTTGCACCCGGCTGGCACCGTAGCGCTGCATCGCGTACTCCGCCAGATAGGCACCATTGCCCCTCGCGTCGAATGCCGCCCCCAGCAACATCGGCAGACCGTCCATCAGATACCAGGTGATCTGCTCCTGTTGCTTAAACGGTACGTTGCGCAGCTCCAGCACGAACGGCACCTGCCGAACCAGATTCTTCTGTTGCAACAGGGGATAATCTACCGACAGGTCACCACTGCGACCAAAGTCACGCCCCAGAAACGAGCGGGCACCTCTCGGTAGTGCATCCAGAAACGGTTTCAGATGGGTGTCCAGCCAGTCCTGTGTTTCGCTCCAGCGGGTTTCATCGGATTTCAGCTCATAGCCTTCCGGGCAGGTCAGACGTAAAACGGGGGTATCGGCTGACATTCGGGATTCGATCAGGGCGCGAGACAGCCAGGCTCCGCCACCATTAGCCGGGATACAGTCCAGTTCTTCGGATGCACCCGCACCATAGAATTTATATACCGATGCCATCCACGCCTGTTCGGCTTCTTCCGACCACGTTTTCCCAGTACGCAAGCAGACGCGGTGAAATAGTCCCTGTGCTACCGCCTCCTTAAAGGTGATGCGATGTACGCTTCCACCTTGCCGTCCCGCTCGGATGTCGGTGATCGTAGTATTAAATTCATTGTCATCGCTATCATGGGTGGAGATAACCCTTACTTTACCGCCCCAGATAAGCATGGCCATTGCCGCTTTAAGCAGCTCTTTTAATTGCTCATGGAACGCGGCTTCATCAATGACGATAACACCCTGACGGCCACGCAGGTTAGACGGACGACTGGACAACGCAACGACACGAAAGCCTGAGTCGGGGAATTTGATGGTGTAGGTCTTGATGTGCTTGTCGTCTTCGTCCTCTTCCCAGAAACCTTCTTCAATCTCGCTGGCCGCGTAGTTAAACGCTCGCGCCCACATCGCACAGGCCTGAATATACTCAACCGTCATGTCCTGGTTGTACGCGATGTAGTAGACGTTCATTCCCCCAGCGGTAGCTGAGGACGCGGCAGTCAGCACGTTATCGGATGCCTCTGCCCAGGTAATACCGGTACGGCGGCTTTTTTCAATGACTTTGAGTGGAGACGGATCAGCAATCCAGCTTTGTTGATAGGGTAAGAGTACCGGAGGCGCTTCATAACCAGAGGTATCGGGTAAAACCGGAGCAAGCTGGCTCATGACGCAATCCCCAGAATCTCCCGGCGCAGCGCCTGCACCGCGTCAGTTGACAAGCCACCTTTGCGGGCAATCTTCTCGGCGTTGCTTGCCGCTTGTTGCGCTTTGGCTCTGACTTCTGCCTGGAACTTCTTCAAATTGACACTGGCCCGCGACAGCGTAGCGACGTTCTTTGCCACTTTGGACAACAGCGCGACACGTTCTTTGGGATCGATTTCCTCTTCGTCAGCTTCCTGTAACTGGACGATGCTTTCAAACAGTTCAGTCTGGATCAGCGCGATGACCGCCTCCGAACGCGCATCCTGATCGTCTGCTGCGCCTTCGGTTAACATGCGGGCGGCATCCGTGGCAGCACGAATAGCACCGAAACGCTTTTCAATCTTCTGCCCGTAACGGTGGATCGCCGACTTACTGATGATGTAACCCTGCTCACGCAGCAGGCTTTCCAGTTCGGCATAACCGCTGAAGCCGGATTCGGTCAGCGCCCGCTCCAGCCAGCGGCGGGCATCCTCCGGCAGTTTGTCGATAGTGCTGCGACGAGCCATATCATTCGCTCCAGTATTTTTCAGGCCGGGCGATCCCAGGGCCACACTCCACGGTGTACTCAACGATATCAACGCCGAGCCGCGTTAAATCAGCGAACCAGTCCCCGCTGGGGCGCTTGGTCAGCTCCACCATCTTGCGGTCAGACAGATAATCCAGTTCGCGCCGTAGCTCCAATGGTGTGGTATCCGGATAAATCGCCAGTGCAATATCCAGCAACAGCGTCTCACTGGCGGTGTACGGGCGGGTTTTATTGAGTGCGACAAGCAGACTCCAACGCAGTCCCTCTCTGCGTGCACGAGCGATATCAACCATGTTGTCCTCCGTTCATTCGGTGCTGTTGCACCAGTTCCAGTTTGTTGTAAACCGCGTCCAGTTTGGCTTCGATCACCGTCTGCCCACGGATGTAGTCTTCACGCCGGACGTAGGTCACCGGCAGATCGGCACGAAACTCCAGAAACTCCCGCTCCAGCCGCTGCCAGCCTTTTTCGCTCTGAGAACGGGCCTGCTCCAGTGCACCAAATCGCTCGTTCAGCCGCTGCTCTATCTGCGCCAGCAAAATTTTTCCGGCTGCAAAGACAAACCCTAAAAAACCCAGCAACAGGCCCACCAGTTGCCAGAACTCGACTTCAATTTTCATTATTCTTTCCTGTTCTGTAGTGCAGCGAGGTAATCCAACAGGCCATTTACCTGCGCGGCAAGCTGCTGGTAACGTTCTCCGGCGTCGGCGCTGTGGGCGAGGATGTCGCGTTGGGTAACACCGGAGTCGCGTAGCCGGGCGTCAAGGGTGGCAGCGGCTGCGGACGTATAGCCAGCCCCGCTGGCAGCGGTGGTAGTTCCTGTTCGTGCAACGGCATCAAAGGCGGCGTTGTACTGCTGCACGAAACCAGCAGTAAACACGCACTCAACAGGACGACTCTGGCCGCGTTCATCAATCCAGCGTTGCGTGACATCATCAATTCTCCGCTTCAGGTTTTCGTTGTGTTGGCGCAATGACGCCGTGGTGGTGAGGTAGCGCTGCTCAGCGGTATTCGCGGATGTGACCAGTTGCTGATAGCGCTGCTGCCATGCCTGTAAAGCAGCGTTGGCCTGTTCCGCACGTTGCTGTTGCTGCTGAGCGATATCCGCCTGAAAGCGTGCCAGCGTTGCATCGGATGCCGATTTCTGTTTATCCAGTGCGGTATTACCAACGGATTCCGCCCTGGCGAATCCGCTCTCATAACCGTTCTGGTAAATCAGCCACAGCGCCAGCAATACGGCAGCAACCCATAGCAAAGTTTTCCACGGCAACTTTTTAAGCAGGTTCAGCACAGCTACGGCCTCCCCACGTCAGATAGCGCGGCGCTAACTCTTGCAGGATGCGCTGTGGGTAATGACGGTTCTCACGCCAGTTAGCCGCAGAACGTCCGGCGTTGACGGTAGCGACATGCCCAAACCAGCGCTGACGGTTTAACCCATGCTGTGCAGCCAGTTTCTGATCGCGCTGTACCCAGCCCAGCCCGCCGTTATAGCCGGAGAGCGTCATCGCCATCCGTTGGCAGTCATCAGCCGCAGTAACACGCTGCCAGATCCAGCGGTCATAGCGGGTCAATGCACGAATTGACCACGCAGGGTTAAACGGCTGATTAGCTTTTAGTTCCGGCATGATGTCGCTAATCCACGCCGATGTAGCAGGCATAAACTGCGCTAATCCCTGTGCGCCAACGGGCGAGACTGCCCGTGAATTCCAGCCGGATTCCTGATGGAGTTGCGCAGCAAAATCAGCAACTGGCGCATTCAGTCCCCAGTCCAGCCGGGCATTGCGGATAAGGTCGCTGCGGTACTGCTGGGCGGCAGCAGGCGGCTGGGCGGCATGAGCCTGACTGAAGAAACCACCTGACCAGAGCAACCACGCCGTAGCCAGCGCGCCGAATAGTGACCACCAGACGCTGTGTTTATCCGTTCGTGGTTCGCCATGTTTCATCAATGTCATGCCTAACCCCAGCGACACCAACGCAATCCAGGTGATTTGCGGCCAGTTCATAGCTATAGCCCCATCGCTACGGCCAGACAGACTGCCGCAACGATAATGGCGCGGCGGATCAATGCCGCAGCAAATATCCGTTGATAGCCATTTTTGACCGGGTATTCACCGCACTTCATCAGTTCCGGGTCATGCACCAGATACTGACCTAGCGCAGCCTTGGGGAACAACGAACGGTCGAGCCAGTAGCCCAGCACTGCAGCCAGTGTGATTAGTGAGATTTTGTAGATGACGACAGGGAGCTGCTGCGGTGATACCAGCGCGATGACGACCAATAGCAACACGGCAGTCAGTTGCCAGCCGATAAGGCGCTTCAGGCGTGTGAGTCGAAAGAGGTTTTTCATTGCTGTCTCCTTATGTAAGTGGAGACAGCATGGCGCATTACGTCACGCAGGGATTTTAAACGGCGTTAATAGTGGCAAAACAAGGGGAAACGCCAGTATGGCGGGGAAACCAGCTCCACGCAGGGAGCCGGTGATGGGCAATGTTCAGCACGGTAAGGGGAAACACGAATTCAATGAGCCATGAAACCGTTAACAATATACACGCACTCAGTTTTAAATTGGCGAACTGTGTCTCACCAACAACGCAAGCGGAAATTCACAGATTACTTAGTGAATGCCTTCAATATTCGGATGGGCTTTCCGTATTTCAAATGCGATTATCTCCAATGCTTGCTGCCACTCTTCAGCGTCCGCTGACACCTCCCATATAGAACTGGCGTAAGGAGAATTGGGAAGTTTCAGCTTTGCGAGGAAGTCCAGTAGCAAGCCCGATACTACATTCTGGGCTTCCTTGTTTAATTTACCCCATCCATTCACTTTTCCTTTTGAAGCAGCCAAAAGAAACCTTACCGCTTCATTTTCAGCAGACTGGTCGAGTGGTTTTAGTTTGCCTGTTCCAAGTAACCATTGATGCTTCTGAAAAAGGGCATAAGTCATGGCAAAGGCTGTCTCTGCATTAACCATTTTTTTCATAGTCCATTCCTTTGAAATCAGTATTTCATCACGACTGCTGCTTGATAGGGCAACTCCACTCCGTCGTATTATCTGCCTTAAACACTTTCAGGCACCCTGGACGGGGTGGTTTGTTGTCTGACGTCGGAGGCAACATCTCCGTTTTTTGTTTTACAGGTGGTGCTTGCCTAATTTCTTTTGAACAACGCGCTGCGTTCTCATTATATAAGTCATATTGGCGTTTAATTTGTTTTACTGCAGAGCCAACTTTTTGAGGGTCATTTGAGGATAAATCTTTAAGCGAACTAATTTGTTCTGACCACCAACTCTGGGCATTCGCACCTGCGGTCCTACAGGAACCATAAGCCGGGAACATATCGCCTTCCATGACAAACTGTTTCCCCTCATTCTCCAGTTGCCTGAACAATCTACCGTAGTTAGGAAAATCATCAGGCTGCCAGTCTGTTTTTTGCTTAACCTCCTGCACGATATCCCACATTTTTTTCAGATACGTCACGCCGATATCAACACGCTCTTTGTTATTTAACTTTGTGAAATCATACGGCGTATACGTTAATTGATCGGCATTGAGATAGAACCAATAGTCGCTATCTAAATCCTGTACAACTCTGTTCAGAACAACTGACTTACAGGCACTTTTGGGCACTTTGATGGCTGTGCCTTCTTTATTGATTTCAATGAAACAGTTATGACCAGTGGCTAAATATTCAGCAGGAATAATGGCATTATCAGGGATGTGGAACTTGATGGTTAAAAACCGATTATGCTCAATAACCTTTTCCTGAAATTGCTCTGCGTATTTATCAAGGCCAGGCAGTAAATGACGGATAGCGGGTAACAATCGATTGATATCAGTGTCATCGGTTGTTATTGAGAATGTAGGGGGTGGTGCCTGTTTTGGTTCAGGTTGAACACTGTTTTCTGGTTCATCGCCGCACCCAGCTAGTATCAGCACCATAGGAATGACAAATTTTAATTTGTGCATAACCAATATCCTTATCTAAATAAAAAAGATGTGAAAAAGCCTAAAAAGAAAATACCGATAAATACTTTAGGATGAGTCTTTATAAGTTCTTGCCAATCCACTGCTTTAGTCTGTGTGGGCTTTGGCTGACAATGCCGCAATTCATCTCGGTCAAAATGGTCAAACGCTACCTGAAGCTGTTCACGGGATAAATCGTTGAGCGTTTTCGTACCAAATTTTTTCAGACAAAATCTATCGCGTTCTGTTGCGGTATCCACGGTTAATCGCAAGATTTCGCTGACTAATCGGCGGCACTCTTTTGCCAGCTTAGCCTCTGCCAGTCTATGTCGCAGATACGTCTCAGCTTTATGATATTTCTTGGTTGTAATGCCATTGATACTGTGAACATCAATATGGGCATGAACGGCTCGCCACAGATCTTTTTTAGGCTCGCCGCTGGCAGTAACAAGGTCATCTAGCAATTGGTGCAGGCGATGACGCTGAGCCGGAAGTAGCGACTCATCATCTGTCGGGTTTTCACCTGAAGGGGGATGTATATTGATAATGTCTCTGGATGAGAACTGTCCCTGTGCAGTTCCATTAAATTCCTGCCGCATCCTATCTCCTTTATTACTGTGTGTTACTCGTTCTATTTATTTTTTTTATTACTGACCGCGCCATTATTAATAATCTGATTACCGGCAAATTGACCACTAATATCGCCATTGAATATCTGACTTGAACTTGTCGGTTGAGACGACGTACCTGCTGTTAATGCAGCCAAAACCGCAGCTTTCACTGCTAATGGTGCATTTCTGTAATGCTGTATCAGTTCTGACTCATCTTTAGTGATGCGATTCTCAACAGATGGCGGGTTACTGCCAGTAAGAATGAATTGCACGTTTGCACCAGCCATTGCAAACAACATCAGAACCTCACCGCCAGGTACAGCTATACCACGCTCGTACTTGCTCCACATTTCACGAGAAACCCCGCATATATCTGCCACCTCACCTTGTTTCAGCGATAAGCGGGAACGTTCAGATTTGATACGGGGCGCACAAAGAGAATCAAAGTTCACAAAAACCTCATTGACAATGAGAACTAAAGTTCACATAATCTATCACGTATTCTACAAACATCATTGCATAACCGGAGGCCGTAGCATGACACCCGAACAAGTTAAAAGCCGCTTGCAGCAGCGCGGTATCACTATCACCCAATGGGCACAAGAGAATGGCTACTCTCGTGAAGCGGTCTATCGCGTACTGAGCGGCATCACCAAAGCCAAGTACGGCCAGGCACATGAAATCGCCGTCAAACTCGGCCTTAAAACCACCGCTCGGGCCGCCTGATATCTATCAACCTGCGTAACAGATTATCACATATCGCAAAAAGGGGAATGCCATGAAATCCAGTTCACTAAAACCCGGTATGCGTGTATTGCTCCAACCATCACGCGGATATGGGCAGCCCGTGATGGGCACTGTAGTGCGGCATGTGGAGTCAACCTCAATTCGTCCTGCGTACACCACAATCCGTAAAGATAGCTTTGCTAAATCTGGCCTACCGGATGATGTCGGTTGCGTTTATTTACCAGACGCGGACATCACATGGCGTGTGCAACTAATGGAGACAGCACGATGAACAAACCCAATGTTTCCAGCGCAGGCGCACGCATCCTGCGCGTTCTCAAAGCACTACGCGGCCATACCCTAAACGGCGTTTCAAACGGCGAACTGGCGGCTGCACTGGATGATTCTCCGGCCAACGTTAACCGCGCCTTGAACACCCTTATTGAGGAAGGGCTGGCGCAAAAACTGGATAACGGCAGATTCGCTCTCTCGATGCAGGCGCTACAGATTGCACAAGCTCATGCGAACGAAATCTCCCGTGCGCAAGACCGTATTAACGAAATGAATCAACGCCTGCTGGCTGGCAGTCGCTAAGGATAAGAAATGGCACGCACCAAATCCCAAACGGTTGAATTAGTAGAAGATGCCCCGCTAGCGGGCGATCTGAATGTGAAACTCAATGCTTTGACGGAACATAAGTTGCAGGTAATGAATCAGTTCGGTGATGGCTTGCCATATGAACGTTCCCGTATTGTCCATGAGGCTCGGTTTTACATGGCGCAAAGTGCTGAGGCCATGCTAGAAGCAGGTAAGCGCCTGACCATCCTTAAAGAATGTGAGCCGCATGGTGAGTTTGAAATCATTGTGCGTGAAGAGCTGGGAATACCAGAACGTACTGCACAGCGCTTAATGCAAGCCTCTATTAAGTTTATGAACCCACAGTTACAGACAAAAGCGCCAACGTTGGCGCTTTTGGGAAAGTCAAAATTATTTGAGCTTATGACTGAGGATGATGAATCCCTTGCCGAACTGGCAGACGGCGGCACTGTTGCGGGCTTAACTCTAGATGATGTCGATCGTATGAGTTGTCGCGAATTGCGACAAGCACTACGCGAAGCCCGCGAAACCAATACCGCCCAGCAACGCGTTCTGACCGACAAAAACCAGAAAATAGATGACCTGACCACCAAACTGGATAAGAAATCCCGCATCCAGCCACCGCCTCCCGATCAGGAAGCGGAGAAGCTACGTAAAGAAGTCAGTGCCATTGCGTATGAGGCTGAAGCTGCCATCACCGTTCGCCTCCACACGGCCTTTTCAACCTTAACCACCTTCACATCCGATAACGATGTAGAGCCACCGTATGATTTTATGGCGGGTTTGGTGTGCCAGATAGAGCGGGCGTTACATCATATCCGCGACGTTTTCGACCTGGAAGCAACGCCTACCGGCAGCGAACGTCCGACATGGCTGGATGCGCCGGAACCCGTGCTCCCGCGCACAGACGCATAAGGGGACGCCATGAGTGCCGCCCTGACAGAACGATTAGTAGCTATCGCGCGTGTCGCACGGCAGGCCGGGCATGGCGAACGCGGTGCCATCTATGACGCCGCCTGTATTGAACTGGGGCTATCTCGCGCCACGTTGCTCCGCAAGTTAAAGGAGGTTGCCGTGACTGACAAACGCAAAAAACGTGCTGATGCCGGACAAAGCGCCTTGACGCGGGATGAAGCCGCCATGATTTCCGCCACATTGATGGAAGCAACCCGTAAAAACGGCAAGCGCTTGTACTCCATCGCTGACGCAGTCGAAACACTACGGGCAAACGACATGATCGCTGCCGGGCGTATTGATGAAACCACGGGTGAATTTTATGCCCTGTCAGAGACAGCTATCAGCCGCGCTCTGCGCAATTATGGCCTGCATCCCGATCAGTTAAGCCAGCCTGCGCCCGTGACCGAGTTGGCCAGTCTGCACCCTAATCACGTGTGGGAAATCGACGCCTCACTTTGCACCCTTTATTACCTGAGCAATGGGCATAAGGGCTTGCAGGTGATGGACAGCGCAAAGTTCTACAAGAACAAACCGGCCAATGTGGCACGTATCGCCAGTGACCGCGTCTGGAGCTATGAAATCACTGACCACACCAGCGGCTGGATCTATGTCGAGTATGTGATGGGCGCTGAATCTGGCGAAAACCTGTGCTCTGTGCTCATCAACGCCTTGCAAGAGCGCAGCGGCGCGGACGTGCTGCACGGCGTGCCTAAGTTGCTGTATCTCGACCCCGGTTCTGCCAACACCGCAAGCATGACAAAAAACCTGTGTCGTGCATTGGGTATCGATTTAAAGGCACATAAAGCCCATGCGGCACGCTCAACAGGCAGCGTTGAGAAGGCCCGCGACATCATCGAACGCAAACTTGAGCCGGGCCTGAAGTTTCAACCGGTTCATAGCCTGGAAGAGCTGAATGCACTGGCCGTGAAATGGCGCTCTCACTTTAATGCTACCGCTGTTCATAGCCGCCACGGACAGACCCGCACAGATATCTGGCTGAAAATCAACGCCGAACAGCTAGTGAAAGCACCGTCTATTGAGGTTTGCCGCGAACTGGCCGTCGCAACACCAGAAGAGCGCAAGGTCAAACCGAAGCTGCGCGTGTCGTTCCGTGGCATTGAATACGATGTGTCTACCGTACCCGGCGTGATGGTCGGTGAGAAGTTGCTGATTACCCGCAACCCGTGGCGCACCGATGCCGCACAAGTGGTACTGACGGGCGAAGATGGCCACGACACTTTCTTCCTGATCGATGAAGTCACCAAAAATGAATTTGGCTTTGCCGACTCTGCCGCAGTGATAGGCGAAAACTACAAATCACATGCCGATACGCCAGCCCAAACCGCAGCGAAAGAAATTGAACAGTTGGTGACGGGAACGGATAACGCGACGGATGCGGCGGCAGCACGTAAAGCGAAGGCGCTGCCGTTCGGCGGCAAACTTGACCCCTACAAACACATTGATGACACCACGTTACCTGCGTTTATGCCACGCCGTGGTACGGAGTCTGATGTACGTAGCCCGCGTATCGAACAACGACCTCTTACACATGTTGAAGCGGCCAAAGCGCTGCGTGAGCGGTTTGCCGCCCGTAGCCAGATGTGGACAGCCGGACACTTTCGCCAGTTGGTTCAGCTTTATCCTGCGGGCGTGCCGGAAGAACAACTGGATGAGGCTGTTGATACGCTGCTGACGCCGGTTTCCGGCAATGTCATCAACATCGTCAACGGGAATTAAGGGGGGAACATGCTGGTACTGAAACAACAGTTAAAACAGGCACGGCTCTCGCAGGCCGTTGTCGCCAGACATATCGCTGTGTCAGAGGCCACGCTGGCACAGATTGTTAATCACGACCAGTGGCCACGCACCAACACCGGGGAAATTCGCCAGCGTCTGACAGCTTTTCTGTCGGCTAATGGCATTGAAACACAACGTAGTTTTGATGCTGTGCAGGACGGCACATCCCGCACAGCAGATACAACAGACCTCACAACGGAGGAAAACATGTTACTCAAAAAACAGGTGTTATTTCCAGCAACAAAAAAGGCATTCGGACTGTTCCGTGACCCGTTTGCCGATGATGCCATGCAGGGCGCAGAGGACGTTTTTACTACACCGGATAGTCGCTATGTGCGTGAGTCACTGTATCAGACCGCGAAACATGGCGGGCTGATGGCGGTCATTGGTGAATCTGGGGCGGGAAAATCTACGCTACGCCGTGACCTCATCGAACGTATCAATCGCGAGAACGCGCCGGTGATTGTGATTGAACCCTACGTCATCGCGATGGAAGACAACGATGTGAAAGGTAAGACGCTGAAAGCCGCCGCCATTGCTGAAGCGATCATCAACACCATCGCCCCGCTGGAAGGCGTGAAACGGTCGCAAGAAGCACGCTATCGCCAACTGCACCGCGTACTAAAAGACAGCAGCAATGCAGGCTACAGTCACGTTCTGGTGATTGAAGAGGCGCATAGCCTGCCAATCCCCACGCTGAAGCATTTGAAGCGATTTTACGAGCTGGAAAGCGGGTTTAAAAAGTTGCTGTCTATTGTCCTCATCGGCCAGCCAGAGTTAGCTGTCAAGTTAAGCGAACGCAATATGGAGGTACGCGAGGTTGTCCAGCGCTGTGAAATCGTCGAGCTGCTGCCACTGGATAACAGCCTGGAAGCGTTTCTGACGTTCAAAATCGAACGCACAGGGAAGAAGCTCGCTGACATTATGGACGACAGCGCGATTGAAGCGATACGCGGGCGTCTTAGTAGCAATCTCGGTGGCAGAAAGAACGTCAGCCTATTGTACCCGCTGGCCGTTTCCAATCTGGTGATTGCGGCAATGAATCTGGCAGCTGATATTGGCGTGCCGGTGGTTAATGCTGATGTGGTTAAGGGGGTTTAACGGTGGCCAAAATCATTATTTCTGTACAACAACTGCCTGCTGCACTGGTAAAGAAAGATCAGGAACTCAGCCAGTCTATTAACGTTTCAATTGAGAATGAAACAGGTGACATCGTCGTGACACAGCTACTGGCAACGATGATTAAAGACGAGATGGCTAACGCTATTAAGGCGGCTAATACAAAACTGATGAAACATCTTAATGCGGCAGGAATGACCTTCACCAGCCAAATGATGCGTAATCACAGGGATCTGCACTGAGCACCTTATATTCTGGGGGGACTGATATATGACGTCAGTTTTGAATATTGATGAGCAATTATCCAATGTACAAGCCGTTATGACGGCGTTACGCGCCATGAATGCGACGGTACACAGCGTGATGATTAAGGGGAGCCAACCGATTATCCGCATTGCCAGAAATGGCCACTGTGAAAAGTTGATTAAAAACGGCGTGGCGCGTTATGTGCTGACCGGCGTGAATAACAATGGTCGGTTTCGACAAGGGGAATTTGAACAGCATGGGTGCCGTATTATTTGGTCTGAGTCTTTACATTGAGGGAAATGATGGCAACGAAACGACAACTGGCATCATTCCATAACCGACGATTAAAACGCATGAATCGTGAGTTAATTCAGATGAGTGACAGATGGGATGATGTTGATGAATGGGTATCCCAACGCATTCTGGATGTATCGGAGCAATTAAAGTTATTAACGCGACACATTAACGAAACGAGTAGAGGGAATAAACGTGGAAATTAATAAAGCTGAATATATGACTGACCGCAAAGGCCGGTTAGTCCCGATTAGCCAAGTCTCTGATTATGATCTGGCAATGGATGCTTTTGTAAATGACGGCGTTGCGTCAGCAGAGATCAAAAGCGCCGACTTGGGCGATTTTAAAAAGCGGTCATTTGATGAGTGCTATGCATTCATGGACTTGGTAGCAGAGAAATATGGCCGTCAGCGCGGCGGTGTGAAGGGTAACGTGACGTTCTCCAGCTTTGACGGCAACAAGCAAATCACCATCAAAGTGCAAGAATCACTGACGTTCGGGCCAGAGTTGCACATTGCAAAAGAACTGATTGATGAATGCGTGAAGGAGTGGTCACAGGGAGCCGACGAAAAGCTGCTGGCGCTGATTTCTGATGCCTTTCAAGTTGATAAAGAAGGCAATCTCAGTACCACCCGCATTTTGTCTTTGCGCAGGGTAAAAATTGACGACGAGCGCTGGAAAAAGGCGATGGAAGCTATTTCAGAGTCATTACTGGTCGCTGTATCAAAAACGTATATCAATTTTAGAAAGAAAGACGAATCGGGGAAATTGGTCAATATCCCGTTAGATATCGCTGCCATTTAATTATTAAAAAATGAAATTGCTTTTATTTCGGCGTCAACGCCGGGGAATCCTGCACGCGTAATTCAGCATAACCACTATTTGGAGGGCACATGATTAAAGGTATTGCACACAATCGCTCAACGCTGTACCGCATGGCGTTAAAGCACTTTGGCCCTGAATCTCAGGCACTAAAGCTAATCGAAGAAGCAGCGGAGTTGGGAGCGGCTGCATCACGCAACCTGAATGGGAATGGCCTCGGTAACGAGGTCGATTTAGCGGAGAAAATGGCAGGCATTGAGATAATGGTCGAACAATTCCGCCTGAATGGCATGGATAAGTTAATCGAACTAGCAAAGCACAATAAATTAAAACGACTGGCTGAGAGGCTGGAGGTGGAATATGTCGGCGACAAATAAAGCCCAGGTTATGGCAACTTTGACGAATGAAAGGCTGGAAGAGATAGCAAGCGGAAAAGGATGTATTCCGTTGACAGTTGAAGCGCAGCAAATGGCCCACGAGAATCTATTTCTTCGTACACAACTGGCTGAACTGGGGAAGCAAAAGCCGGTCGCGTGGACTAATGCCGACAACTTATTCGATGTCAGTATTGGACATGCTGCGCATATAGCCCCACGTGATGAAAATACCTATCGTATGCCGCTCTACGCCAGCCCCGTTGTACAAGCTCTACAACCTTACACGACGCCAGATGAGGTAAACGAAACCGACGATATGTTTCGCAAGCTCAATGCGAGAGAGAGCGTTATAGCTGCGAGATGGTGGAACGCCTGCCGCTCTGCCTTTATTGCAGGAGGTGATGCGTGATTATCGGTTTTGTATTACTGGTATCAGCCTGCGGCGCTGATTTCTGCGATGCCATGCCTGTGTCAGACGACATCTACCTGAACCAAGAGTCGTGTCAGTTAGTGTTGGATGCTATCCATGAACGCCGCCCTGAAGCCATCTTGCTGTGCGGCGAAGTCTGGCGGGAGGAAAGCGATGACAAAGAATCAACTGATTAAGTTGATCCACATAGCCAAACGAGACCTGCAACTGGACGATGATACCTACCGCCAGTTGCTAATCACCGTTACAGGCAAGTCATCTACGCGGGACATGACAGTCCCGCAGTTAGATAATGTGCTGAATGCCATGAAGAAACGCGGGTTTAAGATTAAATCGGCAAAAAAGGCTAGCAGCACTCGTCCATTGGATGATTCTCCCCAGTCCAGAAAAATCCGCTCATTATGGTTAGAAATGGCTGATGCAGGCATCATTCGTGACCGTTCTGAAGCAGCGCTAGCGCGTTGGGTGAAGCGTGAAACCGGCGTTGATAGCCTGCAATGGCTGAATTCAGAACAGGCCAGCGTCATTATTGAGAAGCTGAAGCAGTGGCAACGCCGCGTAAGGAATCCAGAATGAACAACGGCAATAATTTCCGCAGCAAAGGGCCTGAGCTATTGGTGGAACTGGCGCAGCATACTACAAGCACAATAAAGGAGGTTGTCGAGATCGATACTGCTATCGCCGAGCAAATCGGCGAGGCAGTGGCCAACCGTATGATGCAGGTCTGGGGCGGTCAAAGCGTCTACTTTCCGATGGGAACGCTATGGCGTATCTCTCAGCGCGATCACGACATCTTCAACGACTTCAATGGCCGCAATCATCATGACCTGGCACGTAAGTATGGTGTTTCCCTACAGTGGGTTTACAGCGTGATTAAACGCGTCAGAAAGTCTGAGACAGACAGGTTGCAGGGACGCCTGTTTGATGATGGTGAATTTGATGACGAACCACAGCAAGGGGAGTAA